CGATAATACTCATACACTACTGTATAGGCTTTATCAGGTACAGGAGTCATAATGTATTCTAGCGAAGGTGCTTGTGATACACGTTGTGGTACACCCTGTCCTTGTGATGTAGCTGTGCTATTATACTCTTGCTCTACATACTTGTCAAGATATTCTTCATAAGAAATGATAGGTAATTTAACTGTAGTATTTCCTAGTGTAGTATTTTCTTTAATACGAAAGGTATCAAAATCAATAACCTTACAATCTACAGGAAATGGATAACGAGTTAATCCAACAGTAAGTGTGTCTTCTTGTTCAATATGATTAAAAGGCCACTCATATTCTGACTGGTTCATATACCTAATAGAAGCATTAACCGCATCTTTAGCTTGACCATAAAACCCTGCTGCCGTAGCAAAGTTAGAAGAAGTAAGTTCAACTTCGTTCAAGCGTCTGTTGATGTCATTTACTAGGCCAAGAAAATCGTATGCCATATGTTTTACTTCTCTCTAATTCGCAGTTTAATTGTGCGTTCTGCTGTGCTACCTGTACTGTCAGTCATGCGACAGCTAAATGTATATTCTCTGTTATTAACACCGCCACCAATATTAATAGTAGCAACTGTATCTGTGTTAGACGGAGATACATTTTGAATACTATCGGTCACTGACCCACCTGATGCAGTTGTCAAATCTTGTCCAGAACCTAACAGTGTCTTACCAATCTCGCTTGTTTGTACATACCATTGCACAGATGCTATTGTTGCAGTATCCAAAAAACGTGACCAGTCTACGCTGTAATCTAGTGTTTCATCTTTATCTTTAATAGGCCAGCGATATGACATATTATTGTGTCTCCGTTACTTTCACTGTGCGGTCAGCAGATGTTGTTTGCTTTTCAATATGCACTTTTCTGTTTTCAAAAGGAACTCTAACTGTTCGTTCTGCAGGAGTAGACATTATGCTGCCCTTGGTATTTTTATAGTTCTAGCAGCACTGTATTGATTAGCCACTGCTTCAAAGTTAAATATTACTGCTGTTTTATTTACAGATGGTGTATTCGTTGTTCCTTGTACACCTGTAATTTTTTCTACTACATGTTCTGTCGTAGTACCTACTGAGCCTGTAGCACCAACTCCTGCAATGTCAAATACAACTAAGAAGTTTAGTGTACCTATACTACTAGTTGCACTTACTCCTGTTACACCTGCTGCTGTATGTTCTACAACGGTATTAACAGAACCTGTAGCTGATACACCTGCTATACCTACTGCAGTATTAGGTTGTACTCTACTTACAAAACCTGTAGCACTTACACTACCTAGTGCTTCTGTTGGTTTATCTTCTACAGTATTTACAGAGCCAGTAGCTTCAACGCCTGTAAGTGTTACTGTGTTACTAAATGTAAGTGCATCATTTATAGTACCTGTTGCACTTACGCTACTTACAATTTCTGTAACATTTACTTGTACAGTATTTGCAGTTGTTGTTGCAGATACGCTGTTTAGTCTTTCAGATACATCTACTTCAAAACCACCAGCAGCAACATTTTCAATTGCTCCTGTAGCACTTACACCGCTTATTGCTATGGAAATATCTACGACACCATATTCAGATGCGCCGTATACACCTACTCCATATCTAGCTGAAGCAACTACAGTAGCCATCTGCTACTCCTTACGCAATACGAATTACAGCGTTAGAAGCGTCAGCGGCAGGAAATTCAATAGTCAAGTCACCAGCAGTAGCACTTACTGTGCCACCAAAATCAATTACAGCAATTGCTTTGTTACCTTGCGAAGTGTTGTAAATAATACAACCATCAGCAGCGACTGTAACATCAGCAAATACTTCGTCTGTAAAATCAACAATAGCGGTAGAACCATCAAGCGAAATAGTTGCGCCATCAAGAACTTGACCACCTGTAGTATAATTTGTTCCTGATGCTTCGTCTACATTACCAGTTACATCAGAATAATTTGTTGTGCTGGCATTATATGTGCCAGTCGGTGTAGCTTTAATCAAAGCAAGTTTCAATGAATCTGTGTCCAAATCATGGACACCGCCAAGAACTTCTGTTTTAAAGCTGTTACACATTGCAGTTGTGATTGCCATGATTTGTGCGTCCTTTGTTAAATCTCATAGAAGTGAGGGGGCAAGTTGCCCTGCCCCCAACACATTATTTAGGCAAGTGCGTCACGTGCTACTTCAGCAGCATCCATGTCGCCCATGTCTCCTACGTCCATGCAGACAGCCCATACCCGCAGTTTACCTGCAGTCAAAGCGTCTTCTGTGACGAACAGAAGGTCAATGGTATCGTCAGCAGTTGTGACCATAATCTGAGCAGCTTCAGCAGCAGGAGTTGGAGCATAATCTCCATCTGATGCGCCAATGATGTCCAGTCCATCAACGTATTTGTCTACAACGCCACCTGTAAAACCAAGGTCAACAGTAGCAGTAGTACCAGATGCCGAAGTAATAACTTCGATACCTGCAGAAAGAATGGCAGTACCTTTGGGTACATTAAGCATTGTTTCTGTGTCACCCGCACCATAGTCTGCACCATTAGTTACAATCTGTGCAGCAATGTCAAGGGTGTTTTGAATCAGATAAGGCTTGCGACCACGGGCATCATTCCCACGGGCAGCATTATCGGCAGCTGTATAAGCAGTCATATCTCAACCCTCCCTTATGCTAAGTGATACTTGGCATTCACAAGAGCTTCAGGTCGAAGAATCTTGCGGCCATACAGGTGCATACCCCGTACAATGTCAGCGAAGCTGTCAGGGTCACGGTATGTTTCTGTTTTGTTAATCTGCTCTGCAGTTGCAACAGCAGATGAGTGACCTGCAACAATCACACCGTAGTTGACAGCTGAGTTCACACCTGAGAAGGATGAACCAGAACCAACTTGTGGCAAGTTGTTAGAGGTGTACACGGTGAATCCGTGAATGTTGTTTGATACAACACCGTTCTGCAGACCTGAACCACCGAAGTCAGCATTGAACAAACGAGAGTCTTCGTCTTTCAATACTTCGATAAATACCGGGTCAAGAACGAGCCAGCGACCTTGCGTATCCACATTTTGCTGGTCTAGCTTTCTAGCCATTCTAGCAATAACTTGAAGTGGGTTCGCGTCACCAGCATTAGTTGGAGCAGCACCAGCACCAGTACGTGGCAGGATAGCGATAGCTTCACCAGCTGTACCAGAGTTGAAGTCATTAGCGTCCAACTTCATAGTTGAAAGCAGTTCATCTGAACCAGCAGTAGCTACAGCTTTTGAACCATTAACAGTAGTGTTAACAGTATCTGGTGCGCCATGCAGTGCAGACTGCTTGAAACCAGCAAGGTAACCAAGAACGTCTTGGTCAAACTGGTCAGCGAGGCGATAAGCAGCTCGGTCACTTGCCAGAGACTGGAAGTTGACGTGGCTATGAGCCTCTTCAATATCGTCAACCTTGAACGCAAAGTAGTTAGCTTTGTCGATAGTTAGGTTGAAGTCTTCATCGTCAAGGTCTTGCGGTGTGATAGTAGTACCACGTGCATAAGCCTTAACTGTAATTTCGGGTTCCTTGATAATCTTAACGGAATCACCCATTGTAGCAATTTCACCGAAGTAATCATTATTAGTGATTGCTTCACAAACAGCGGCCTTGCGGAAAGCAAGTTGCACCTGTTTGCTGTAAATAACGGGCGAAAAATTACCGTTAGGAAGGTTACCATACCCGGCTGCAGTATTAAAAGCCATGATAAATTCTCCTAAGTTGGCAAATTAACAGATGCAAACTCACCAGACTAATCAGGAGGCTGATTCACTATGGGTGCGTATTCTATTCGGTTGGCCTACCAAATATATAACGGGCCATGCTCGTCAGGTAATCCGAAGACTGAGATTGTTTGCGGATGGTACAAGCATATTGCGCAATACACTTATACCTAAGTGACTATAGTTATACTTACATATATAACTTTGTCAACACTTTTTTATCTGGCAGAACCAGACATATCATAGATAAACTTTCCGCTACGGATAGCTTCCATGATTTCATCAGACTTCTTCTCATATTCTTGAGGAGACATCTTATGAACTTGAGACTCACGTAAATATGTAGATGCTTCGTTATCTTGAGGCTTGCTACGTGAATTACGTGTGTTAACTGATTTGGCTGCATCTTTGCTGCTAGGCTTTTTAGTTGTAATACCTTTGTCAGCTTTGTACAGGTCAATTGCTCGTGCGGCAGACATTGCATCGTTGTCATTTTCATACAACGCATCCTGAATCCATTTAGGCTGGTCTTCTGCCCACTCGTGGAAATCATCACTATCACGGATGTCTCCAAAGTCAGGATGTAAATGCATAAGTTCTGCTTCAGCTTTTTCTTTCTTAGCAGTGTACTGCATATCATCTACTGCTTTCATTTTATCTTCAAGAGACTTTGATTGCTCTTTAGCTTTTTTGATTGCAATAGTTTCAATGATTGCTGCTACATCAGGATATTCTTTTACCCACTTTTCCAAGTCTTCTTCTGACTTAGGCAGTTTCATTTCCTTACGTGTAGCACTATTTAACTGCTTTTTAAGTTCTTCTAGTTGCCCTTGGAACTCTTTTTCTTTTTCCTGCATATGTCTACGCAGGTCACCATAACGCTTCTTAAATGTTTTTTCTTCTGCGTTAGTTGGTTCAGCTTCTTCTGGTTCCGTTTCTTCTTGTTCTACTTCACCACGTTGTTCTTTCATCAGCTGTTCAAGTTCTTCTTCTTCGATTTTGCGTTTTTCTTCGTTACTATATTTACGATTTGCAAACGCAACTTTCTTTGGTGACTGCATTTCTTCAGCCATAATAGCAGCTTCTGCCATTTTCTTTTCTCCTTCTGGGGCCACCGTAGCCATGTTGGGGGATGGGTAAGCCAGTTAATCTAGCAGTTTATCGTGTTGCTAGTCCACGTCTTTGCTGAACTGGTGTAGCAGGTCTACGTAAACGTATCTGCGCCATTAGTTCAGGACCAAGTACTTTTGACAATACTCGACCTTGTTCCGTTCCTGCCATAGCACGAATGGTGTCTTTTTCTTCGTCTGAAAGAGCGATATAACGCTCACGAATTTGGTTGAAAAACTCTTCCATACTTTGTCACCTTTTTATATAAACCTGTTATGTATACACCCGGAACAATTACTATTGTACCAATTAATCCTTTTAATGTATACTCTTTTTTAACAAAAGCACGATGAATATCTTTAACTACAGATGCTGACCAATCTGATTTAGCTACTAAATTATCAGCAACCCATTTGCCCCAAATGTCGTATCCGTCTTTCCATACCTGAGATTGTTTATTGTGCCACTTACGCAACTCTTTTACTTCTGAGATAGTCATCTGTTTACGTTTCCATGAAGCAGTACAACAGTATGTACCGTCATCTGAACTACTATCACTATCACTACTTCCTAAATCTTTTGTATTTGGGTCACTTTCAAAGTCGCTCCAGAAATCATCATCAGAAATACTATCATCATTAATAGCAGCAGTTTCCATTGCTTCAGAGCCACCATAGAAACCTGCGCCAGATGAGTCATCATTTGGATTATCATTGTTGTTACGGTCTTTGTTACCTGAACTAAATGTACCAGTTTTACTATATCCTGAACCTGCAGGAGCAGCACCAGTAGGATTACCGTTCTCATCATAAGAGGAATAACCAATACCTGCTTTAGCAGCTTCTGTTGCGCTGTTAAAGCTATCTACAGTAACACCAGCATCCATAGCAGCTTTTGGCGTTTGTGTACCAGCTAATACAGCACCAATGTTTTGTACGTGTGGTGCATTATTTAAGCTACTGCTTGTCAAGTTAGTATTTTCAACAACATGGGTAGACATTGCCGTATTCAATACTTCTGCTGCAGCCTTTTTATCTAGTGATTGCTGTGCTGCAGTTTTAGTTGCTGTAAGTGGGTCCATAGCACTAACATCAATTGGAGCAGCATAATATGTTTGAATTGCTTTAGCAGTTGAGCCAGCAGCAAATGGTGTGTCAGTACGCTTTTCCATTTCAGTAAGATAAGATGAGACATTTTCTTTACCTTTTTGTGAAAGTCTACTAAATGTATTTGCGTCTGGAATACCAGCGTAAAAACCAGTACCACCCATAAATTCAGGCAATGCTGCACCTATCATAGTTTTAGCGGTTTCGTAACTATTAAAACTTTTTGTGCCATCTGTAGTTACTCTAGCAAAACCTGTTTTAGTATCTAGTGCTACACCATGTGCGCCAAAAATACCACCAGTAACAGGGTCAATGTCACCAACCTGATTACCTACATAACCAGATACAGACTGTCCTGTAACTGATTGTGTACGCTGACGTGCTGCAGATATTTCAGGAGACAGTTCTGTAAGTGGGTCTTTTGCACCAAGTTTTTTATCACCAAAGATACTAGGTACTTCAATGCCAGCTTTTTCAGCAAGCCCTTTACCAATTAAACCAGCAATAGCACCAACAGGATTAACAACCATTCCAATAGCAGTCATAGCTGTGCCAAGACCTATGCCACGACTACCTGTTACACCAAGGTCGTTTGTAGTAGATTCTACACGCTGACTTTGTGTGCGCTGTTCTTCCATTGTAGCAAATGGGTCACGCCTATCATCATCTCCACCACCACTATCTGTAACAGTTGTAGGTGCTGTAGTATCTGCTGGTGGTTCAGCAGGAGCAGTCGCTTCTGGTCTATATTCTGTATAACCGTCTGGAATAGGATAAACAGGTTTACCGTCAATAAATGGAATATAAAGAACTTGTCCAGCTTCGTTGCGGTATTCTCGTGTTTCGCTTTTACCGCCCACTGTAGGCATCATCTGTTCAAATGTATATGTAGGTTGACCACCTGTTGGTTGACCCATGTAGGATGGCATTACAGGCTGACCCGGCTGTGGTTGTGGCTGAGTCGGTTGAAACGGTTGAAACTGTTGTCCCGGTTGCTGTGAATAATTAGCAAACTGAGACTGTACATTAAATGTACCTGTGCCTTGCATTGGTTGCATACCACGAGGGGATACTGTGCCGTATGGTTGTTGTTGAAAACCAATACCATAAGGCTGTTGTTGCACAAAACCACCTACTTGCATTTCAAGTGGTTCATTTTCATCGTCTTCTACGTCAAGGTCATTCATATCAAATGGAACATCATCAGGCAATACAGCGTCTTCAGAGTTACCCATTTGACCCATAGCTTCCATACGTTGTAGTCCTGCTTTTGCTTCATCTCGCAGTGCCATCATTTTATCTAAACCATGATAGCGAACTACATCAGCTGGCATTACAAACTCACCTTCGCTCAATTGGGCTGGAATGTCATCACGAACTTCTTCTTTCAAAGAACCTGCTGGCACTTCGTTGCCTGATACTTCATCAACTGTACCGCCTTCGTCTAAAAGACCACCCTCTTGAAAAAGGCTCATTTGTTTATCCATTGCCATTGATTTCGTCCCTCAATGTTTTTAATCTACGTAATGCAGAAATCGCACCCTGCGACCTATACATCATCACCGTATTATCAGTCTGTTCCAGTGCTTTTTGTTGCATCTCAATTAAGTTGTCAATATAATCACTGAACATTTGCCACTGGTGGCTGTTGCTGACCATTGGCTTGAGCTTGCTGATTAGTTCCTTGTTGCTGTGCATTTCCGCTAAATCCTTGTTCACCCGGTACAGGAGCCTGTCCTACACCAATATTTCCCCCACCTGCACCTGTTGGGTCCATAGCATCTGCACCTGCTGGTGCATTTTGCTGTTGTTGCTGTGCTTGCATACCCTTGAGTATCTCTGCTTGTAAAGCAGCTTCACTCATATTGTTTGTTACTTTGTCGGGGTCTAGGTCCATAGATTTTGCAATCTCACGAATGACGTAAGGAAACTTTGCAAAAGGTGCAAGTGCTGGATTACTTGCAATTTGTAAGAACTGCATAAGCCGTTGGCTACGAACTTCGTTTGCCATAAGACTTTCAGTACCACGTGCTTTAACTTCTAAGTCACCTTTAATTTCAGGGTCGAAGTCAAACTGCATATTAAAACGGAAGAAGCCTTCGCCAAGTGGACGCAAAAGGTAATCATCTACGTTTTTAATAACATTCTTGATGC